ACTCAGGGCCTGAGTAGAGATAACAATTGGTTTTTGTAGCTTCATAGCAAGGCGTTTTAAAGCACGGGTTATATTTGTAATTGACTGTGGAGTGTTTGCCTCTCCAGTAACTTCATCAATCATAAGGTAGGTACCGTCAATAAAAATAATATCTGGATTTTTACTCTGAATTTTGCTGGCAACTGCGCTAACAGTTTGTCCCCCAGAAGAATCTACAAACCAAAACTTACTGCTCATATCTACAGTGGTTTTAGTAATCTTTTGATAACGGGCCTCTTCCTCTACGGTTAGAGTACCTGTCATTAAACGCTGATGGGAGATGCGTGAGCGCATAGCGTAGTAACGGGTCTTTTGCTCTTCATTGCTCATTTCAAAAGACATAAACATTGGAACATGCCCATTTAGATGCTGGGTCATAGCAATCTGCAAAGCCAGCGTTGACTTACCTGTCTTAGGAGGTGCCACAATAACAATCAATTGACCTGGCTGTAGACCTGAAGTTGACTTGTCCATTGTGGGAAAGCCTGTAGGTAATCCTAGTAAACCTGGATTGTTCTTGCGGTGCTCATACTCATCAATAGCAAACTTGGCTGCTTGAGTAATTTCTAAGTCATTAGATTGATTAAGACCAGCCTCTTCTAGTGCAAAGATTCCGCGTTGCATTGCAAGTAAAGCGCCTTCATGATCTTTCTTTTGCTCTAGCTCTGTAACAGCCTCTGTAAGAGAACGAACAATAGAAAGCTGGCGTCTAGTCATTATCAGCTTATCTATAAAATAATCTAAGCTGTCATGCACTTCTTCTGGGGCGTAAGTTGGAAAGTTCTCCTTAATTACGTCTAGGCTTGGGCACTCTTGGTACTCTGAATAGTGCTTAACTAAAAAGTTAAAAACTTTCTTGTCATTAGGGTCAGAAAACCAAGATTGATCTACGCCTTTTTCAAGAACGTATCCGAGGTTACGCTCTGTTATTAACTTACTTAGTAATTTTGATTCATTGTTCATTGTAATTGATTGAAGTCCATTCCCCAGTGTCCGTATCGTCCTTGGCGACGAGGTATATCAACAACCCCTACCACTTCTGGTCTGTAAGGTAGTGCGCCAATTAGTTCTTCGATTGAATTGTAAGCCACTCCGTAACGAAAGGGGTTCGTACCCAGCTCATCAAGGCGGAGCATAAGATCGTCCATTTGGCTTGTTGAAAGCTCATAGGAAACAACCTCTAATGTAACTCCATGTTTTGACGTGAATAAGTAAAGGCGACTTAGCACATCCATGCGAAGTTGCATATCACTTTTTAAAACAGGAAGTATCTTAAAACGTTTTTCTGTACGAAAAGTTATAGTTGAAAAGACGTCGGTGTTAACAAGCACACGGGCAGGTAGATCATTACTTATGTCCCCGTTTTTCATTAGTACACCTCTATTTTTCCAAATTTAATTACAAATTGTCTGAAGTCTTCGTCAGATGCTTGAGCTTTTTTAATGTCTTCTTTAGTAGCACGATTAGAGATTTCTAGAGGATAAGTGCCGTCATTACTATCCATACGAGACTTTACAAATCTCACGTGTTTGCAGGTAGAACGCCCTACAAAGCCTGGACAGGTGCAACGAATAGAGTCGGTGTCAGGGTCGCTATTTACCTCAAATATACTTGGTCCGGGGCGTTGCGCTTGGCTTAAGAATACTTGAACTAAGCGTGGCATTTTATTAGTACCTTTCACTTTTTTACTCGCAAATCTGCTGTCTTGATAGGCATGTACATGAAAGCTTCATGTGCAAGACTCTTGGTAGCGTCACCGTACTCGCCTGCCCAATTTTCAAGTCCAACATTCGTAGTAATAATAGTAGGCAATCCATTGTTAAATCGTGTGCGCAACACCTGGTGAAATACAGAACTATTCCAACCACTTGCTGTTTTATGCTCTTTTCCAAGATCATCTACGATTAATACACGCACATTTTGTGAATCTGATTCATAATTGCCAAGAATACCTTGATACAAAATTACATCTTCATCACTTGCATCATTATGAATTACACGATTTGTAAGAGACATAAGATCATTAAATGTAATGAAGTAGCAAGGTCGTACCAAAGTGTGTTCGGGTTTTACGTCTAACTGATCTGGCATAAAAGTTGTCATTACTTCTTGTATTACCGCCAGAGCAAGAGTTGTTTTTCCGTGACCTGGCTCACCATAAAATATTAAACCTTTACCAGAACGAGGATTACCTATTGAACGAATAATCTGTCCGTTCTTTAAATGGTTTAGCCAGACGCGTATACCGTCTAAATCATCTTTAGAAACAGAGCTGCAATCCTCTAATAACCAGCCAATACGGTTTGGGTTAATGTTTGCAGCCTTTACCCAAGATCGGCGTCTTATCTTTAAGTCTTCCATTTTATACATTAAAAGTTCTCCCACTGCTTGCGCGAAATTTCTTTCTGTTGATCCCAGAACTCTGGGGTCACTTCTGCCTGTTTAACGTCTAACAATAGACGATCAAACTTCTTAATGAACATCTTCCATATGATCTCTGGATCATCAATATGTTTTTGATCCGCAATACTAGCAAAGAAACGATCCATCATTTTTTCTTCAATCTCGCCGTCAGTATTGTTGAACTTACGGGCATTGTAGAAAGCGTGTTTAAAACGGGTTCTGGCAGTTTGCCACGGCTTAATGTGCCAATGCTGTTCAACACGACGGCCAAACTCATAGACCGACTGGTCTACAGTTCTATCGGCAACAGGGGTGTCCTTAACACTGGACAGTCTGGCCTCGGCCTTAGCCTGGCGCGTTTCTTCGTACTCGCGCTGCTTGCGCTCTTTCTCCTTGCGCTTGAGTTCGGCTAGATCATCTGGATCTACGGCGTTACCGCCAAATGACCAATCATCCATCTTTTTACCCTCCTCATAAATCTCATCCGCGGGTTTTCCCGCTATTCTTTTATAATAGTTATATGAATTAGTATTTAGTATTAAATTGCTATTCAGCTGAGTCAGCAGTATGTATGTACGGGTTTCCAGTAACTGGTTTCCCGCATCAGTAAGTCTGAGAGTTCTTACCACTTTGCCGTTGTCCATACGCATAGTTATGGTTTCAACCAACCCTTCGGTCTTCAACTCCTTGATAGCGTTCTGTACAGCCTCTCGGCCCTCCTTGACGCGCTCGGATATGCCCTTGGCAGCCCCATGTTGGGGTGTAAGTGCAATTTCCTCTAGGATACCTATGGCTCGGGCTGAAATCACTTCTTGGAGCCTCTGGTGACTTTTTTAGGGGTATTTTCAGCCATAGCCTTGACTACCTCAGCAGCCACTTCCTTGGCAATAACCTTTATAAGGCTCTGTAAGCCTGCGTAGACGTCAGAACTCAGCTCTTCCTCTTCCATGTCTTCTTCCTCTTCGTAGTCCAATTTGTCGTCTTCGTACTCTTCTTCCGTTTCCTCCTGAATAATATCTTCTAGGAGCTCAGCCTCAGGAAATATCGGTTCTTCCTGTAAAACGGCATCAGAATTAAACTTGATCAAGTTAAGGCCTTCGGTCAAGTCATAAGATGGGATTTTAAATTCTGACAATACGGCCAAAATCTTATTGGTCTTTTCGTCTTCATCGTCTGCAAGGACAAACCCAACTATCTCGGTTCCTCGCATATGCGCACAGGCGTTGTAGTAGGGGTCTTCCCATTCAAGCACTGTAGCAGTTGTTATTCCTTCAAGAGACGCACCAGGTTTACAAAATACGGCTATCTTTTTGCCTTTGTCTTTTGCTAGTTGAGCGGCAAAAATTTGACCTTGACTTGGCTTAGTGTCGTATGCAATTGCAAACACTATCTCTTGTTTATTATTGGCATAGAGGTAATCTTCTACTAGCGCCTCTACATTTGCGCGGCTAGAGTGTCCATCACCAGCCACGATAATCGTTTTCTTGTCCATAGGACCTCCTCGTTTGGGGAGGCTAACGATAGCACAAGAAAATTAGCGGTCAAGTTCTTGGCTGAGCTAGGTATAAAGCGTAGGTTGATCCTAAGTTAATTTGTTTTTGAATAACTCCGCTTACAAGTCTAGACTGGACATTTACACGGTTTGAGTAGTAGTGGCTTCTTGCCTGATTTGCATAAGACAATCCACCCTCCCAGAAAAAGTTTAGGTATGAAAGTCCATCA